TCTAGCTTTAGGTAAACCTTGTCCGTCGGCCGTGAATCGTCTTGGTTCTAACTGTGGATGTTTAGGCTCGAATTCTGAAACATGGACAAAGGCACCATTCCATTCCGTTACCATTTCAGAATAAGGAAACTCTAATCCTGATCTATCTGATATGGCTTTTGCATATTTTCCTTTTGATAAATTAGACATTCGGATAATAAGTTTTTGGTGTTATGAAAGAACTAGATGAAGATCCATCTTCAGCTAATGCTCTTTGTAATTCATCTTCGTATAATAATTTTAATTCCTGGATTCTTTGTGGCGCTTTTTTAAGAGCCAAATAATAAGCAAGACCCGCACACATACAAGGAACGAACCGATAAGGTACATCGACTGCATTTGTATAAACTCCAACATCATCAATCCTTTTTACATAATAATAGTTAATAGTATTACCTGCTTCAGATGAGCCTGGAGTAAGGTATAGAGTTATTGTAACTTTGTCTATAAATCTTTGTACAAAATATTGTACAGGTTGTCCTTCAGATGATTTGTTTGATAATGCTTGATAAGCTGATCTATTAATTTTTGTAAGTGGTGTATCTATTGAAGATGCATTCCTATAAGAGCACTCCAATATATCATCAACGCCATATATGCTAGTGGCGTCCGAAGTTCCGTCACCAGGTGAACGAAACATTGTATAAGTTGCTTGACCATCTACTAAAGTTATTGAGTTGTTTGCAACTTCCCAATAATGCAAACCTCGGTTTGCCCATTCTTGAAATAGAATATTTAAGGATCGTCGCGCAGTTTTAATATCATAACCTGCGTTAGATTGCAAACCAATTCTTTCATAAGCTTCTTCTATGATCTCATCGATCTGAAAATTCTTATCAAAGACGTATGTACCTGAAGTAGTGTTAGCCATTTAGCCTCCTACTTGTCTAACAATACAGTTGCTGTTCCTGTTAATGTAGAAATACTCATTCCGTTTTCAAATAACACTCCATCTTCTGGAATGTTAAATGCAAAAACATCACCTGCTGGAGCATCTGCTTGGAAGTAAGTTGTAGTTGTACCACCATTAACTAATACAACAGAACCTGCTGTAGTAGCATTTGGAGCACCTAAGATAATTCCTCTTAGTCTAGTTCTTCCTGCAAATACAACACCAGTTGTATTTCTTCTTATTGCTTTAACATCTGATTTAAAAGACATATTTTAAACTCCTAAGTTTTAGGAGCCCCGAAGGGCTCCATAATTAATTATGCGTCAGTTGCAATGTCTGCACCATCTTGAACTCTTTTCCAAGTAGTTCCATCAGAAAATGCGTAAGTGGCAGCGTTAGAAAATCCGTTTGAAACGTAAATCATAACACCATCATTGTCTACAGCTGATAATTCTTCACCAGCTCTAGTTCCTGTTGCAATTTGCACAGTTGATGCGTTAGATACAGTCCAAGATATTTTTCCACCTTGTGCTGTGTCATGTGCGTTTTCATTAGCACCACCGATAAACCCGTTAAGGGATACCACTGGTCCTGTAAATGTAGTATTTGCCATATTTATATCCTCCTAGTTTTTTCTACATAGTCTCTAGGCCGTCGACTATACGCGTCTATGTAGAATAATTTATGTATAGTAATTAATTTATATATGAAATTATTAAAGAGTGCAAGAAATCCCTATAGGAAAAGTATGTTTTCCAGCAATATAGAGTTCCTAATTAGCCAGCATACAGATGGATTTCTCCATCTAAAGCATTTTTAGGACTCTCTTGGTTCTTTAGAATAGATCTAATTACTTTTTTGATATCATCTCCAAGAACCGACATTTCAGGTGTTACCATTCCGCCATTTTTAAGAAACAACTCGTTCCAATCAGATTCGAGTTTCAGTTTCTTCGCGAACAACACCATGTTGTCTTGAGCCATTGTTAACCTCCTCATAGGTTATATAGAATCCAGCGCCTGTAGCAGTGCCACTAAACTTTAATGGATTCGGCTCCCAATGTATAGCATTTTTTCCTAGAAAGTCAATGATTGGTTTATGCAATTCTTCTGCATCATTTATTTCTTTTTCAGACTCAATATTAAATTGAGTTTGTAATTCCTTTGTAAAGATTTTTATAAGATAAGTTTTGTTCATAGGTTTGTCTTTCTACCATAAAAAAAGGGGGGCCGAAACCCCCCTTTAATAAAAATAATGCTTAAGAATTAAGCACCTTCAGAAGCAAAGATACCTCTAAAGTCAGAAACTCCAAAAGAGTATCTTTCTCTAGCTTTGTATCTCATGTTTCCTGTGTCAAAGTCACCTTCCATCTTAGTAGTGATAGGTGCTCTTTCAAAGTACTTCATTCCGTTTGGCACATCTGTAATGATGTAGAACGCATCAGTATCAGTTAAGAAATTATTAACCACGAAACCTTGTGGTAACATTCCCATAGATCTTAATGCATTGATATCATTATCAGCAGTTCCAACTCTTTGAGCAGACTTCATTAATCTCTCCGCTGTGAATTGTAATTCACTTGGAATAATTAATTTCATCCCTTTAGCTGCGATTTTTAAACCTCTCTCATCAGTGAAAGCAGCGATATCAATCATTGCTTGTTCTAATGAAGTTTCGTTTAAGTCAGCTTGAGTTGCTAAAGTGTTCGAAACAGTACCCGCGATTGTTGGGTGTGCAGTGTTAAATAAAGAAACACCGTCACCTGAATCAAATCCATCAGTTGTTGGTAAACCTTGGATTAGTGGGTTAACTGCTTTTACTTGCTTAGTGTTTGCCATTGAACGAGCCAACGCTTTTGTGTATCTAGAAGCTAATCTGTCATACAGGTTATCTTCGATCGCTTCTTCAGTAATTGTGAAGCCTAAAGCAACAGTCTCGTGAGTGTATCTAGCAGTAAAAGTCTCTTGAGCATTGTCAAAAGTAATACCAGAACCCTCAGGTTTAACTTGTGCTTGACCGAAACCTGATAACATTACTTCTTCTTCAAAAGCTCTGTCCGAAGATTCTTTTGTGTAGATTTCTTCGTGTTGGTTTTCGTATCTTTTGTATTCCAGGCCAAATAGTGCATTTAAACCTGGCTCTAGTTCTTTAACTAGCTGTGATCTTGAAATAGCCATATTTATATCCTCCTATTATACGCCTGTTGTTGTTTTCAAGTTGTGTTCATTGATCGTAACAACCCAGTTCACATAACCTGAACCGACTTCGTTGTTTTCCGGATCTTTTGATACACCTATGATTTTTAACTGTGCTGCGTTGGTGCTTAAAGTAGCATCATTCAACATCGCGTTAGAAACATAGTTCGCTGAATCACCAGCTGAAAGTGTGATATCCGCATTGTTAAACACATCAGCTTGTGCAGAAGCACTTGATATGTTTGTTTGGATCTCAAATCTTTCATATGGATCATCTGCCACGAAAGCAACTATATCCGCAGCGTTAACTTGCGAATAGTGATTTGCCCACGTTGGCTTTTGTGTATTTGGATCAGTATAGAACACGCCGTTTAAGGAACCTAAAATATTTCCGCCAGCAGCACCTTGATCAATTGTTCCAGCCGCAGTCATTTTGACTGGGTCTTGGAAATAGATCGTAGTACTGTCATTAGCAGCAATACTGTATTCACTTAAACCACCGTTGTCTCTATTCTGACCAACTTTTCCAATTGGTTTTAAACCAAATGGTGCATTTTTATTTGCCATAGTAGTTGTCCTCCTTAGACAATTGTTAGTTTAAGTTTGGGGTTAGGAATCGTTAAAAAATTAACTTTTCTTTGTACCACCAAAAGTTACACGAGTCTGTCGATCTTGATTGATCGGCATACTTGGGTGCTGTTCCTTTAGTAGATCGTTTTCGACTGCTTGATCTTGCTCAATACCTTGCTTAGAATAGTATTCAGCTCTAGATTTTGCGATCTCTTCCGGTACCCTTGTCAGCACAAGGCCACCAACTCCGATCACTCCCTTATATTTGCCGTCTTCGATCACTGGATAATCACTGTCTGGGTATTCATCAGATCTGACTAATTCATAACCTGATCTTAATCTTCCAGCGACGTTCTTTGTGTCCTGGAAACCCATAGATTCAGCCCTTACCCATCTATGTCGAAATCCTGCCGGCGCAGGGGGTGCATCTAAAGATGACGGTGGAGTCCAAACTTTTTTTCGAGATTCTTTTTCTCTAGTTTGACTCGCACGAGAAGCTCTTTTTTCGTTATTATTTTCCATATGCATTTACTCCTTCGTGATATTTAATTGTTTCGCATATTCTTCAAGTGGCACACCTAATTTTTTAGCGATTGCTACTTGTGATGGCGTGAGTTTCACAGTTTTGCGACCCGGCTTACTATTTCTAGAAGCTGAAGCTACTACTTGCGTAGGCTTCGCAGTCGTTTGTTGATCTACTTTACCAAATTTATGCGGGAATTCAAGTCTTATTCTTTTATTAATTTCAGAATAATACTCGTCCGTTTGTGGGTCATAACCTTCCTCTTCGACAAGCTTCTTATGTAAGCCGAATGCGGTATATGTCATGGCCTCGTCTTGACCAAACCAGGTATTCTGTTGAGCCCATGCTTGAGCTTTTGGATCTGGGTTAATCGGTTGTTCTTGAACTTGAGGCTGAATTTCAGGTTGTCTTACAACTTTTTCTTCAACTTTAGGTTCAATAGTTTGTTTAGATTTGATTTCAGCAAGTCTTGCTTCTTCATAACCTAATTTTGAGATTTCAGTTTGAGCAGCTATTTCAGCTTTCAAATCTCCATCTTCTCTAGCTTTCGCTAGTCGAGATGCAGCAGCTTCCATAGATGATTTAATTCTGTTTTCCATTTCAGATACATAACCTGTATCTAATTTAGAAAATCTAGACTTTAAAGATTCTTGCTCGGTTTGAACTTTTTTTGCGTATTCTAAAGCAGCAGCTTCTCTTCTCTCTGCTTCACGCATTTTTTTAGTTAACTTTGCAATTCTTCTTTTCACTCCTTCAGAGTAATCATCTAATTCTTTCTTCTGCTGATCTACAGCTTCGTCTTCTTTCTTTGGTTCTTGGTCCGTGTTACTTGTTTCTTCACTAGCTTGAACATTAGACTGCTCGCTAGATTGCGTAGATGAGTCATTGGACTCAGTATTGTTGTCAGCATTGTCTACCTCCACTTCTGATTCAGGTTTCTTTTCTTCCGGTAATTCAACCTCGGCACCTGGACCTGAAGTATCGATATCAACGGTCTTTTCCATATCTGGCATAGTATCCTCCTATGATTAAAATTGGTGAAAGATATCTTCGGGGTCTTTCACTGTGGCTAATACTTCGTCATCATTCAGAAGTCTAACCTCCCCACCATCAATAAGAATTCGGCTTCCTGCATATCGTGCAAAGATTACCCAATCCCCAACCTTGCACCACGGGCCTTCAGGAAATTTTTCCTTGTCGTAACAATGTGGACCCATTGCAAGTATTAAACCACAAGTTGATGCAACCTGTGATCGTTCGATAGATTCGTCTGATAAATAAATACCACCTTTAGTTTTTGGTTTTGCTTTAAAAGGTAAAACTAACATTCTCCAACCTGTTGGTTGAGGAAGTTTAGCAGATTCTTTTTTAGCTAATGATTGGTGGTCTTCGTATTCTTTTTGATTTTCTTTTTCGTATTTTTCTTCCAAAGCTAATTTAATCTTTGGTGTCTCCTTTGGGTTTTCCCCTGAGGTCGACGACGTTTTCTCCTTTAACATCTTTTTGCTCCTTCTTATTTAGCAGGTTAGAGATTTCCTGTGAAATATATTGATAGGCATGTGCCTGTCCCAACATATACTTATATTTTTCCATATTGTCAACACCTCCCGATATGAGGGTATCTCCAATGTTTTGATAAGATTCCCTTATCATTTTTTGTATTTTAGATATGATTACAGTTATATCTTCCATGGCTTTCCTTTGTTGATTGTTATATTAACAGTTCCATTTTCTTAAGGACTTATTAATTCTTGAATTTGGATCTCTTGCAGTTTTAGCTGAAGTTAATCTTTTTTTCATTCCAGACATTCTCGCGCAAAAACTCTTTCTTCTTTTAGCTGCTTTAGATCCTGGTTTTAATTTTGATGGTTTAGTTGTAACAGCAGTTTTTAATTTAGAACCTGGATTTGCTCTTCTATAAGACATTACACCTTTTCTATTTAATCCACCTGATGCAGACTTACCTTCTTTTCTCTGCCATGCTGCTGTTTTTGCCATTATACTAATCCTCCCATACTCATTTTTTTTCTTGCAAAGGTTTTAACATTAGTTGGTTTAGGGCCAGTGTTGGACGCTTGGCGCTTTCGTCTGACCGCACTCGCCTTTTGTGAAGCACTCATGGAGCGAGCTTTTGCAATAGGGACACACTTCGGATACTTCCTCTTGCTTCCCTTCGATCTCCCGCATGGTTGATACTTTCCATTCTTCTTTGGAGCTCCTATGTCCACCCATTTTTCTTGAACCCATTTTCTTAAACCACCTTGAGCCATATTAATATTTCTTTGTAACTTTTCTTCGGTTGTTCATAACTTTACCACAACCTTTTGCAATTCCACCTTTAGCTTTTTTATCTCTCTTACCACCTGGAGTTATTTTACCAGAGCAAACTCCTGATGCATACATATTAGCATAGGCACTTGGATAGACTTTAAATTTTCTTTTAGCTGCTGCTTTTCCTTTTGCACAAAGTTTAGCCATCTATTGACACGATAAGCATTCATCAGATCCTTCGTCTAATTTTGCTAAAGCCTCCTGTTTACATTCGTCACTACAAATTGTTTGATGCTCATGTGTAGTTTCAAATTCTTTTTTACAAATTGCACATTCTTTTTTCATTATTTTTTAGATTCCTTTTTACATTTACATTCAAAATTACACATACATGGAATGATGTTAAATAGTTTACAAATCCACATACAAACTTTATTTTTAATTTTTTTTAACATTATTTCCATCCCTTCTTAGCTAGTTTGGGTTTAACTTTTACAAGTCCACCTTTTTTCTCTCCATAACGTTCCATAACCTTATCAAAAAATTCTTGGTCAATGTCAATATCAATAACTTCAGGTTCTTTATTTTTCATTTTGTAATAAAGATCTCTGAACTGTTTACTTGATCCTCCTGATCTACCAAGTTCTCTAAACATTTCTGTATAAGATTTTTCAGCCATAATTATTTCATTTTAGATTTAGTAACTCTTCCACCTTTTTTCATATAACCCATTTTATTTCTAACAGGTTTAGGTAATTTTTTTAAGCCTTTTCCTTTTTTACCTTTAGGTACTGGTTTTAACATTATTTTTTTCCTCCTAGTTGTTTTAATTCTGTTGCTTTAATTCCGTACACGGCACCTACTACCGCTACCCATAAAGAAATTATCCACCATGGCATAGTTTGTAGTTTCTCAAAATATAAATCTAGTTTTTTACCAATCTCTTCATCTTCAGCAAAAACACTGTATGCTAATAAAAACAGTGGTGATGAGAGTGTTAATAAAATAAATTCGTCCTTCCAGTCGTTTTTTTGATTTTGAGCAATCTGTCCAGAGTACTCAATCTCACCTCTTTTCATCTTTTCAGCATGCACGATAGCAGCTTCAGACATAGCGACTTCTGCTTGCTTTTTATTTTTGTAAATAGCAAGTCCTGCTTTAAGACCCTGACCTAATAATCCCCAAGGTATCATGATAAGTTAGTACCACTTAGCGATTCTAACTTTTTCTGGCATAACTTTTTGTCCTTTTACTTTTTCAGACATAACTTCACCAGCTTTTGGAGTTGGGATTTCTTTTCCACCCTGTGGATATCCGATTTCCATTTGAGATTTCATCTCTTTTTTATTTTTTTTCATTTTTTCTCCTCTTCTTACTCTTTCCTGCTTCAGAAAGAGCGATTGCTATTGCTTGTTTTCTACTTTTAACAGGTTTTTTAGATTTTCCAATGGGTAATTTACCCTTTTTGTACTCTCTCATGACTTTCGCTATCTTTTTTTCAGTTTGTTTTGGCATTTGACCTCTAGAAATTGTCATTATTCTTTAATGCGTGTTGTAAAACCGTTTTTTCAATAGAAGTATCGGCTCTTAAGTTAGCTAATTCTTCATTTTGATCCAGTTTTTGTTGATCTGTCATTTGATTCATCATTGCTTTCATCTTATCAAGGTTAATTCGCTCTTCATCATTGTCTTTTCTTCTAGCATTTTCTTGTGCTCTGATGTCAAGTTCTCTTGCTTTTAGTTTTGCAATAGGATCATTACCAAAATCACCGTTAATTTTCTTTTCTTCTTGTAAATATTCATCCGTCATTTCAGCTATAAGAATAGCTTTTCTAGATTCAATCTTCATATTTAAATCCATAACGTATTGTTGCATTTGTGGGTTCTGCATTGCAGCTGGATTTTGTTGCATAGATTGTATTTGTTGAATTTCTTTTACAAATTCCATTTCAACTTGTTCCAAAGCCATTAATGAAATGTGTTCAAAAATATTTTTTTGTAATGAAGCATTAATAACAGGATTATTTTTTGCAATATTCGTTCCCATAAAGTTTAAATGAGCAGTTATATGAGCTCTATGATCTTGTCCTTTAAATGCCTGGAATGGTAAGCCACTTAATGCATCAATATGTTCTAATGATGGATCTTTAGGTGTAGGTTGTGGTGGTTTTTTTAAAATTAAATCAATATTTTTTACACCCAAAGCTTCATACATATTTCTATAAGCATTATATAAATTATGAATTTGTGGGTTTGATTGTGCTAATTGTAATTCAGTTTGAGCCAAACTAATTCTTTGAGTTTGAGAAAATATATTTGGATCTGCAACTGGTATAATATCAACTCGATCATCAAAGTCAGATTGCATAATCATTCTTTGACCACCGACAATGTCGTATGGATATTCTTGAGGTAAGTAAAGTTTAAATACACGGGACAATAATCTAAACTCATTTTTAAGTGCAGCATATAATCTTTTATGAATAGCACTCATGGTTCTTGATCCACGTTCAAGCAATGCAACTGTCGTCCCCACTGCAGCTTGTTGATTACCCTCACCTACTTGCATGTCAGCTATAGATGCGAAGCGCTGACCAGCTTGTACGACGACACCCATAAGTTGAAGAAGTGTTGCACTTGGCTCTTTAAACGGAAGCGTCATAAATGCATCTCTTATGTTTCCGCCAGGAGCATCTACATCTCTGAATTCACCAGGTTGTATAGATTGCGCATCATCTCTAATTCTGATTCCTCTTTGTTTAAATCCAGCAGGTAAGTTTGATAAAGTTCCAGCATCTAATAAAGATCTTAATGCTGAGGTTGCAGTTCTAGATAATCCACCAATCATATGGATTAAACCAAAGCCATAGAAACCTAGACCAGGTAAAAATTTAAAATGGACAAAGTAAGAAATCTTTTTTCTTTTTGGATCCCCTACTTCATAGTTTCTTCTAATGCTTAATACTTGTCGAGAGTTTGCTTCGATCGTTACAATATAAGGTAATTTAATACCAGTTATTTCCCCATCGGGCCCTCGATCTTCAAAACCCTCTAGGTCTAAGTTAACATGACACTCCAATAATGTGAATACATCTTCTTGTCTTCCAGTTTGTCTGGTGCCTTCTAATTCGTGTTCTTTTTTATCTAAGTCATCTTGATGTTCATAACCAGGAGTTACTTCAATATCTCTATAGAATCCTGTGACTTGTTGTTTTCTTAATTCATTTTCAGAAATTTTTAATCGATGAATAATCGATTCCGCATCATCTAATGAGGTAGCAGAATACGGAACGATTAAATCATCTGCGGGTACAAACTTAGAAACCGCTCGTCCCATTAAGTCGTCGTAATAAACTTTTTTAAATGCCGAACCGGCTAGTGGCAAGTAAAATAACATTTGATCAAACTCAGGTTCATATTCTTTCATTTGATCCATAATTTGATAATTCATAAATTCTTTAACTCTTTGAGCTTGAGCTTCTCTATCAGGAGTTACCGCTCCAATAATTTGAGTTCTTACAGGTCCTTGAGCCGGGAGCAATTCTTTATAGGCCAAGGCTTGAAATTGAGTAACCGCTTCAGCTAATACAGGATGGGTTGCACCTGCTGCACCTTGAAAAGGTTCGGTTCTATCTTCGTATTTAAATCCTAATAAATCTAAACCTTTAACATAAGCACTTTCCCAATCTGCTCTTGAAGATTTATAGTCTGTATAATTTTGATATAATTCTGAACCAAGAGGCATCAATATTTCCTCGGGTAGTAACTCTGCTAGATTGTCGTAATGATTTTCTGATTGAGCCTGGTTGAAGGCTCCTGGTTCAAAATTAATTTCTACTCCACCATCTTCTAATGGTGTAATTTCAGTTTCACCTACATTAGGTAAATCTTCTTGAATTTCAATATTCTCTTCAACAGAAGTTTCAGGTCCTTCTATCTCAATAGATTTTCTAACTTCGTTTGGAAGTGCTTTTTCTATGTCTGCCATTAATTTTCTCCAATTTTACAGTCTTAACAGTATTATAGTCAACATTCAAGCCCTGAGGTGTAGGTCCTGATTTTGGTGGTATAGTTCGAGTTAGTTTTGTTTTTACCATTTACCAATAATAAGTTCGTTTTTTTCTAGGTAGATCATTATCTATATAGTCTTCTGGGTGATTAATCAAGCCGCCTTGTCTAAATCTCATTAAAGCTTGTGTGGTGCTATCCACTAAGTCATCATGATCTCCATATGGAAATGAAGCACACTCTTCAATAACTTCTTGAGCAAACTCTCTATCTTTAGGTGCCCAAACCATTCCAGACTCAAACAGTGGGGCTACAGAATTTACACGGCTGTGTTTGTCGTTACCTTTAGAGGGAGAAAAATTAACGACGGGTATCCCCATCTGTCTGAGTTCGTAGGTTAGTGGAAGACCAGACGCTTTGGCTTCAACTAAAACTGTTTCTGGTTGCCAATAATCATATTGTTCTTTTGCAACTCTTCTAAGTTCAGGAAACTCTAATCTATCTTTTAATGCATCTAATAAAATTATATGTTGAGGATCACCTTCATTTTCTTGAAAGATTCCCCAAGTTGTAATTGCAGAATAATCTGCAGTTTCTTTTTTCATAAATGCAGTATCGTAACTTTGAATAACATGTTGTAATGGAGGTAAATAATCTTTATCCCAATTCTTCCACCATTCACGTTTTAATAATGCACCTTCTTCTGCAGTTGGGTTTTGCATATATTGTGCATTCCATTTTGCAATACCAGCTGATGCTTTAACTTTTTCTAATTCTTCTAACTTCCAATATTGAGGCCATACAGGTTTTCCATTTGGTAAGATTGCAGGAAACTCAATAACTTCCCATTGATCTGCTTTTGCTTCTTTAGCTCCAGCATTAACAAGTTGTGCTGTTAAATCTTTTGTAGACCATCTCGTCATAACGATAACAATTGCTCCACCAGGTTGAAGACGTTGTCTTGGTCCTGAAGTATACCATTCATATGCATTATCAAATGCTGTTTGTGAATTAACATCTTGCTCGGAATGTGGATCGTCAATAATAAGTAAATCCGCACCACGACCTGTTACAGCACCTGATACACCAACCGCAAAATATTCACCACCTCCACTAGTTTCCCAACGGCCTGCAGCTTTTGAATCTTCTCTTAATCTTGTAGTAAATAATTCTTTATACTCATCTGAGTCCATTAATGTTTTAGCTTTTCTACCAAAACGAATTGCAAGTTCTGCTGTGTGAGTTGCTTGAATAATTTTTAAATCTGGTCTGTTACCAATCATCCATGCAGGTAAAAAATAAGATGCAAATTCAGACTTCGTATGCCTTGGTGGCATATTGATAATGAGTCTCTTACATTCTCCAGTTAAAATTCTATTAAATGCATTTGCTATTTCTGTATGATGTTTTCCTTCAACAAATTCAGGCCAAGTATATTTTACAAAAGATAAAAAATCTGTTCTGTATTTTTTTTGTGTAGTTTTTTTGACCCGAGTTAAAATATCTAATTTTAATTGTCTTCTAACTTTCGGATCTGCAATTTTATTAATTTGTTCTAAACTAAGCATAATATTTAATTATGGTACCAAAAAGTATTTAGCAGGAATCTATCTCTAAATCAAACACTATAGTACATATATTAGGTACCATATTTTAGAAATCTACCCCTCCCCCCCTTTTAAAAAGTTCGATTTTTGGATTTGGTCTGGTACCTCTATTAATTGTGGGTGGGACCCGCCCACATGCTCTTACCTTGGTGCGACATCTTGTCGCACCCTGCACTACTAGGGTGCGACGTTATGACATATTGACTAGTCCATACAATCCCTGCAGTAGCCCTGCTTCCAAGACCACCAACTAGGTTGAATGACTTGACTACACCCACGGCAAGTGTTCATAGTCTCGCAATATTCATGTGCCTTGTGCCTTGCTTCTTTTTTAGTAAGACCACGGCTCACGAATTCTTTTGTCTTCTCTTCGACCAAGCGTCCCATTTTGCTCTTTCATTTTGTTCGTTAATAGCTTCTAATGTACCCATAACACCAAGCAATGCTATGATGATAAAGGCAAATAGACCAAGGCCAACGGCAATTAGATAACCACTCATTAA